GAGGAAAAGATGGTTAACGCATTTAATTTGACTGGATATACGCTTGTATTAAAGTTTAGAGACCAAGACAACGTTAGACTGTATGAATTTGATGCAAATATACTAGTAGAAGCATCAGGTACGGGTGAATATCTTCCGGCAGTAGGAGAACTCAATATAAACTACATAGGAGAGGTAGAATTGGAGTTGACAGGTACAGGAGAGGTATTGTCAGCCAGAGGAGTCAATGGTTCTGCTAAACTCAGAGTAAGATAGTCAGATACTTCTGTTTATTAACTAAAACAAATAAAAGTCTATATTGTTTGATAAAATCGAAGTTAATCCAATTAAATCAGAGGGAAACGCCTTTGTAGTCGAAGAGGGTATTAAAAGTGAGGTTAATTACCATGAATGGAGTGAGGGAACCAAGCCTGAGGTCTCATTCGCAAAGATTTTCTACCTAAATGATCACGATTCTAGACTTTATCTTGCATCTGACACCTATGTTCAACTGATTTTGGGCAGTGGAATGGTAGTTTCAGGTAAAAATCAAAAGGCTGTAAACGCGCTCAATAAATGGATAGCAGACAACTATATTGAGGAAAAGGTTGAAGATGGCGCACATTCTTACGTTATTGTTGGTAATCTTTGTTATGAACTAATCAGAAAGGGTAAAAAGGTCGTAGACATAGATGAGATTGACATAACCACGCTTATTGGTGCCAAAAGAGACAAGACTGGACAGATTCACTCTTATACACAACATGTTAACGATAGAGACATAGTTATAGAAGCAGCAGACGTTGCTCACCTTAAATTTACGTCAAGAAGACAGGAACTATGGGGAAGAGCCTTGGCACAGTCCATTGTAACACCTAAATCTGTCAATGGTAAATACATTGAATCTTCTGTAGAAGAAATGTGGAAGATAGAAGACGCTATGGTAAAGATATTCAAGTCTTATGCCTCTCCAATGATGATGATTCAGTTTGAAGATGTAGGCGAAGACTTTATTGAGGATAAACAACAAGAATTCAAGAAAATGGGTGCAGGTGCCAAGATCATTACTGATAAAGCCTTTAAAGCAGAGGTATTTGAGGTTAATCCAGCTTCTAAATTCGATAAATATATTGAACACATGGAAAAAGACGTTATTGAGGCTGGTACTCAGTTCGCTTCCCAGATTTTAACCGCAGGTTTTACCGCAAGGGCTTCTTCTGAGTCAGCAAGTGATATTATCAAGTTAAAGATTAAACGTATTCAAAGACGCTTCGGATTAGGTCTTAAAAAACAGATATTCGACCTCGTTCTTGAGGGATTAGGTTTTAACCCTAAAATAGTCGACATTAAGGTGGATTTCCAGTTTGATTCTGAATCCGTATTATCAATACAAGACGTTACAGCATTGTTCGAGAAAGGAACCATCAAACGTTCAGAAGTAAGAGGTTATCTTGCAGAAAACACGGACGTCAAGATTGACATGGCTGATATGGAAGATACCTTGCCTATTACCTCAGTCACACCTACTGACAAGATGGGTGGACAGAACAAAGAGCCTGAACTTCCAAAGGAAGCACCTAAACCTACAGAGTCAATATCAAATAATACATCTTATCATGAGGAAAAGAATAGGGTATTACAGGAGATACTTGACGACGTTAAAATGACAAAGAAAGAAATACGATTGAAACTGCAGGAACAATTGGAGGTCAAAGAACAACGTGAGTTTATAAAGGTAAACGAGGAATCTGTGTTGAGAAACAAAAAAATGGCAATATTAGACAAGTTAAGCGATACAATAGGAGACGGTGATAATGATTAGATTTTATAAAGAGGGAGTAGAGATAGATTTGGTCAATCTTGGTGTGACTGAACTTGGAACTACTAACAGACTTGAATTGGTAATGAAGAATGACTTTACGGACAAAGTAGAACTATTAGATGCCACTGTAGAGGACGTAGGTTTAAAGATTATAGAATTCACTAAAAAACTGGGCGTAAAAGAAGAGGGCAAGATAGTGTTAGAATTCTCCCCAAGTAAAAACCGTACTGAATCTCTTAAAGACTCTAAGATCAAATTCAGGGTGGTTATTGGTTAATGGCAATCACTCACAGCACGGTAGCGACATCTGCTGACGAAGCAGGTGCAGAAGTTAACAAAACAGAATGGAATGACGATCACGTTATAGATGATGGCACTCTAAGCATAGCAAAGACATCAGGATTGCAAGCCGCAATAGATGGTAAACAAGCAACCATAACAGATGGCGACCTAACTATCGCAAGAACCAACGGACTGCAAGCCGCAATAGATGCCAAGCAGGCAACCATAACTGACGGTGATTTAACTATCGCAAGAACCGACGGATTACAGGCTGCATTAGATGCAAAGGCAACTGTAACTGCATTAAACACTAGACCAGAAGCATTGATAGTTGCAGCCAGTGATAATGAAACAGACTTAGCAACAGGAACCGTATTTACATTTTATATGCCTTATGCCATGACTCTTACAGATATCAAAGCCTCAGTATTAACAGCACCAACAGGTGCAGAATTAATTGTGGATATACATGACGCAGGTACAACAATCATGGGAACTGATAAACTGGATATTGATGTGTCAGAATTTCACACTAGCACAGCCGCCACTCAACCTGTATTAACAGATACCGCACTTGCAAATAACGCAAAGATTGAGATTATAATTGATCAAGTAGGTTCAACCGTAGCAGGTGCAGGATTGGTTATCTATATGATAGGTTATCAAGCATAATGGCTATATTTAATTCTAATCTATTTAACAAGGCTATATTCAATACTAAATTCATAGCATCTAGAGGTAACGGAGTATCCAAAAGAAGATTCAAGAAACTTCCAAAGGAGTTAATGGAGTCACATGCCTCGTTCAAGGTTTCGTCAGGTCTGATCATACCTGTATATGTAAAAGCAGAGAGTAAAATATTGACTGGATTTCAATCAAAAATTGAGTCCAGAATATCATATCCTGACAGCATACCCACATCATCTAAGATCTTACGTGAGGTGGTTCAGGCTGTAAAATCAACAGTTGTTACTGACGGAGAGATCGTAATAAAGGGAAAACTTAACAACGTTGAGTTGAAACTGAATAAATTTTTCAAATCACACAGGGTAGTAAACCAACTGCTGCTGCTTGACATCTAATTACTTCTGTTTATTACATAGTTTAATATAGATCATGTTAAAAGTAGAGGGTACTCTAGCCATGCCTAGAAAGTCACTTAATGGTAATTTCTATTTCGCTTCCGAACTTGCAAAGGGACATGACAAGATTGTAAAATTAAGATTAAATCACGACAAGACCGATTCAGGCGTAATTGGTGAATCCCATCTAATTTGGGACGAAGAGAAAGAACATCTTAACTATCAGGCAACAATTTCACACGTAATGGTAGAATCACAGGTACAAGCCCTTATAGACGCAGGTGAAGACGTCAAAGTATCCTTAGGTTTGTCAGCAAACGAAGAGGCTACTATGTGTCACCCGGACGGCGGAGACTGTATGAGTACGCCTATAGATGTTTCCTTTAACGAGATGAGTATATTATTAGGTGAAAATCCGGGAATTCCAGAAGTATCTTTATCCATAACTGAATCTAAATGTGGCAGACATAACGTTGAACTCTATGCAACCGAATGCAGATTATCTACACAGGAGAATGAAATTACTTCTCATAATGATAAAGTTGATGAGACTAAAGTAATGACAAGTGATAAAATAGAACAAGACTTAAATGCAGAATTTGATGCAAAAGTAGATGCAGCCGTTACAGCCCGTATCGATGCACACCTCAAAAAACAAGAGGAAACCGCAGAAGCAGAGGCAACAGCCAAAGCAGAAGCAGACAAATGTGCAGACGACGACTTTAAATGTAAAGCCGCTCAAAAAGCAAAAGATGAAGCAGAAGATCTTGCTAAACAAGAAGCACTTGAAAAATCTATAGCAGATTTAGTCGAGAAAAGAGTAGCAGAAGAAACAGCAAAAATTCAAACCGAATTAACTGAATCTAATGCAAAGAAATCTGAAATCACCGAAAGCGCTGATCCTAAAAAATGGGAAGAAGCACAAGTAGATGAACAAGTCGCATTAATGGATAAAGTCCTCGCAGGAGAACAAGTATCCATGAAAATCGACAAAGAAGAATTCTTAGAGAAACACTCAGTA